GGCAGCCGGCCCCATCACGCAGCAGGCCATCGACCCACACCCTGCCGCCACGAATGAACTGGCGGCGATGGCTAGCTGTTGCGAGCAGCTTGTCGGTGCCCAGCAGCCAGATCAACGATCCATTGACGCCGCAGATGCCCACCGGCTCACCATCATCTGCATCTATGCAACGACAGATCGAGCTGCTTTTCCAGCTCCCAATCACGGCCTCTTCTCCTGTGATCCCATGGCTGTAGAGCACCTCAAGCTGATCTTGATAGCGGACCCGACTTGCAATGCGCTGCACCCGTGCAGTTGTTGGCTCAGACCAGTTCATTGCAGGCTCCTTGCTTGACTTGTGATCAGGCCCACCCACTCGCAGGTACTGAACTTGCAGGGGTGGATGGTGTCGTTGTGGACCTCGACGATGCAGTTCTCTCCCTTGCTTGCGATGGGGATCTGGAACACACCCTCGAAGTACCGCTTGTTCTCAAGGTCGTAGCCATTCGCCATTGCGCTACCCAGCGAGGAGTTGCGACTGCCGAGCACCGTGCCATCAAACTTGTAGAGCGCCATGTCACGGCGTTCTGCCATGACATAGACCTCGAAGTACGAGGTCTCGTGATAACGGAGCTTGGCGTGACGAACCTGTGTCCGCTCGACGTTGGCTGCAGCCTTCCCGCCACCAACCTCCTTGTAGAGCTTGAAGCGAGTGAAGCGATACACGAAGTCGTAGACCTCACCGAAGAACACCGGTGCCGCAGACCAGTCGCCACTGGCCACGATCGTGTTGCCACTACTTGCTGATCCCAGCCGCACGCCGCCATTGCTGGTCATGCCATAACCAGACCAGGCCTGTGTTGGCGCCTTGATCGTGTACGGCAGCGTCCAGGTGGTCTGCTTGGTGGTGGCGTTGTAAGTGCCAGCCGCCACTCGAATCGCCGCCGGTGTTTCGGTGGTAGTTGAGATCCGCCTGTCCAGCAGCAGGGGGTAGGGATTGGGGGTGACGTCGCTGAGGCGATCTGCGACCGGCATCTTCTCCAGCCACACCTCAGTGCCGTACTCCACCAGCAAATACATGATCTCCTGCACGCAGAGGATCTGCAGGATTCGATCAGCGCCATTGAGCTGCCAATGGCTCCAGCTGCTCTGTGCGCGTTCAGCGCCACCGCCGGTGTTGCGGTAGAAGTATTTGTAGACGTAGATGCGGTCGGTAAAACCGCTCTTGTCTGACACGGCAAACCAGCTGTTGCCCGTGTCGTTGGCCGTCAGCTTGAACACATCCGCTGGGATGTAGCTGCTCACGTAGCCGGTCAGATCAGACGCATCAGCCACCAGCGCAGTTCCCGCACCGCGGACACTGAACTCACGGAACTGACTCCACTGGCCGTTGGCCTGACAGAAGATGATCGTGCCCTGCACCGGAATTGGCCTGCAGTCAGGGTCGATCTCGTACTGGGTCAACACCGTGATCACGGCGCTGGCGGGGGTCAGGATGGTTTCGGCAGCGTTAAACCTGAACTGGATCTGGTCGGAGAAGATGATCAGCTCGTCCTGGTACGGGATCGCGTAACGCAGCACCGACACCCGGTTGTTGCTGGCCGTCAGGTCGATCGGATCCGTGTCCAGCACGGCAGTCACGGTCTCTGGGAAGAACTCGAAGAAGTCCCGGGTGCGGCTCAAGATGACGTTCTCATCTGCCAAGAAGCCCAGCCGGTTCTTGTAGATGAAGACGTCCTGGATGGGATACCCAATGAAGCTGGGGTCCGGTGCGGTGTCGTAATCACCTGCAGTGCGTTCGCCCCAGGTGGGGATCGTTACGCCACCCTGGGTGCTGCCATTGGCCGGGCCGAAATAGAACGTGCCATTCGGCAGCCGCACCAGCAGGTGAGGCATCGTCGCCGGGTTGATCTTGTACTCAACTCCGGGGCTGACGGTCTCTTGCCATGAGCCCTCGCCAAAGGTGCCGGCGCCCGTGCGAGGAACAAAGCTGACGTAGTAGCCGTCGAACTTGTTGCCCGGATCGCCCACCACCTCAACCTGATAACCCTGGGGGGCAATGGTCGGAAGCTCGGTGAAGGCCTGAACGCTGCTGGTGATCGCCGTGATGTCAGCGTTGGCCCGGGCGTCAGACGCTGCAATCGTGATTGCACTCGAGGAGGTGAAGTGCAGCACGCTGCCTCTCCTCGAGATCGACACTCCACTCACACCACCCAGTGCCGACTGAATGGCAGTGGCGATGTCCTCTGTGCTGATGCGGTTCTCAGTCGTGGTGCTGCCGCTCACCACAACCGGCGCCACTGGAGTTTGCACCGTGGCCTGGGTGCCGTTCACGTTGACCTTGTAGGTCTGGCCGTAGTTGGCAGCCTTCACCCACACCAGCGCTTCATGGTTTGCCGGCCTCGCAGTTGCTGGCGCCAGGCTTGGGTCCATCGCCGGCACCGCCTTCGTGTTCGAGATGAAGGTGTAGTCGGCAATCGTCGCCGCCCTGATGTCGCTCTTGGCGCTCACCACCGACGACAGGTAGCTGTAACCCGATGGCGCGTTGACGGTCTTCTCGTTGCCATCCAGATCGAAGACCTTGATGGCGGTCTTGCCAATCACCACCAGGTATTTCTCTCCTGCATCACGCAGGATCTGATGGAAGTAGACGTCCCCGAAACTACTGTTGCTGACCTTGGCGATGACTTGCGTTGGCTCACGCTTGCGCAGCCCCTCTGCCAGGGAGCTCATCGCATTGATCTGTGTCTCGCCTTGGCTGGGTTCGCGCTGCGCGTCGGGCTGCTGGCTAATCCCCTGAATCAGGTTGGGGATCGTGTAGCTGACGAGGTTAGCCACGCAGATACCCCCGGTTCCTGCCCAGCAGACCCATGCCCGGCGAGTAGGTCGGCATCGGCCTGAGCCCCGGGCCGCCGGTCAGGCTGTTGGGCTGGGCCTGCTCGATCTCAACGCGCTGCAATTCCACCAGCGCCATCTGTTCATCCAACGCGGTGTATTTGAAGATCGCGTCAGAGCCCAGCACCCGGTTGCTAAACACCCGCGCTGAACGGATCACGATCCAGCGGTTGAACGCCTCCGGGCACTCGTCCCAGGGCAGAAGCCAGACCACATCCGCTTCAAGGCTGGGGATGTCTGCGCCCAGGATGTAGCTGCGCTTCTCGCGGTCATACACCCGTTGGCCGCGCAGCTGGAAACGCCCGGCCCACTGGTAGGCATCAGGGGCAAAGGAGACGACGTTGGCCGGCACCACGATCTGATTGGTGCCGGCGTCCTTTACGAACTCGTAGGCCTGTTCACTGTTCCAGCTCCAGCCTCTTGTCTGTCCTTCTTTGTGGAACTCGAGGATGGTGCGCTCAGCCATGGTTGCTTCCACAACCTGCTGGTTCTCAAGGCTGTTGACCGGCTGCTCGCCAATGTTCTGCAGGCAGATGTTGACCGCCTCAAGCAGGGTCGTCCTGCCAGGTGTGTTTCCCTGATTTGCGAGGCCCATCTGAGCACTGCAGGGGTGCAGTCTTCATGCTATCGGCAGGCACAAAAAAGCCCCCTGTTGAAGCTGACAGGGGGCCTAGGCCTCGTCCTCCGGACTAAGCCTATGGGAGTTCGATCACACCTGCACACTCAGCACGCAGGACACCCATGCCGATCGCCATACGGCTGACCATCAGGCTGGCCTGGTACATGATGTTGAAGTCGCCGCCCTGAGGGGTGACTTGCAGGCTGGGGCTGCGCAGGGTCAGCACACCGATGGCATCGCGGTGGAACACGATTGCCTTGTTCTTCGACAGATCCTGCTGATAAGCGGTGTTCTTGTCGTAGGTGCCGTTGGTGTAAGCAGCCTGGGTGACGTGGTTCGACTCGATCACGGGGATACCCTTCACGCGCAGCACACGGCCGCTGGCGAAAGATCCGTTCTCACCGCCGGCTCCATTGAAGTCCGCGTTGATAGCGCGGGTGGAATCCAGCAGGACGTCGTACTCATCGGGACCCACGACACAGAGGAGATCCTCGGTGGGTACGTCCTTCTTCTTCATCGCCACCTTCAAGGCGCTGATCTTGGCGACCAGCTCATCGCCCTTGGCATTGGAGCTGGCAGCGGCATAGCCAGCCGAGAGGGTCTGGCTCTGGCCGATGCGACCGGCGTTGCCGGCTTTGCTCAGGGGTTCAGTGGTGGTCTTGGCAGCGGCGTACAGCACACGAGCAGCACGCCGGTCCCATTCCCGGGCGAGGGCCTGGCCCAGCTGATGGGTGACGTCCTGGCGGACGTCGTAGTAATTCATCAGCTCGTCCAGGTCATAGATCACCTGGTCGGCAATCATTAGACCATCGAGGTTGATGATCTGCTCATTGCGGTCGCCGGGGCTGTTTGTGGCCCCCAGGATCGGGGTGCCAGGAACGTGGTAGCCGGCTTCTGCCTTGCCGCTGACGGGGAACGCAGCGGACTTGCCGCCGCGAATGTTGCGCTCACGCACCTTGCCCTTGAAGACGCAAGCGCGATCGAACGCAGACAGCAGCTCGGCAATACCGAGCTTGAGGAACAGGGCGTCAACTGCACCTGCGCCTTTAATTTGACCAATCCGGTCGAGAGAAGCGTTGGCCATTGGCCTTTAGGGATAGCGAGCTTCTGTCCGTTGTTTGGCTGAGCGGGGTGTCTCCCTAGGGAGGCCCAATCAGTTGCACTGGTGCAGAGCAACTCATGCCCTGACCTTACATAAAGACATTCGACCTGGCGAGAGTCTTGTCGTACCACTGGCGGTACTTCGGGTCGGTCTCATACAGGAACTTGCCGTTCTTGTCCCGCTTGCCACGGGCATCAACAGCCTGCTGGTCGCTGTCAAACACGTCGGTCTTCACGGCACTGCCGCCACCGATGAGCTTCGGCTCTTGGCCGCCGGCGCTGGCCCGGGCTTGCAGTTGCTTGATGGCAAAGCGGGCTGCAGCCTTGTTGCCGCTGTCCACTGCGGCGTTGTAATCCGCCAGCTCCTGCTGGTCGAGGTTGCTCATGGCCCACTGGCTGAGCTGCTGGAACTGCTGCTCACCGCCGACCATTCCCTTGAGCTCGGCCACATCGGCATCGGTCAGACCCGGGGCTGAACTATCCGGAACGGCCGGAGAGTTGCCTTTGGCTGGGGCCACGCCCTGCAGGTAGGTCTCCACCACCTCGCGGGGCAGGCCGCCTTTCTCCACCAGGGCATCGACGTAGCTACTGACGTCTTGGCCGGCGTAAACCTTTTCCGCCATCTCGAGCGGGTTGATCTCTGCGGCTTCGATGGCGGTCGCCACCGTGTCGCCATAGAGCTGCTTGCCCAGCTCAGGGGTGTACTGATCGGGGGTGATCGCAGGCTGAGGCTCAGGCTCGCTCTGCGCTGGCTGCTGGCCCCGCTGGCTGATCAGCTTCTGCGCCTCGAGATAGGCCCTCTCCAGCTCCTCGGTGCTCTTGAACTTGCCGGCCAGCAAAGCTTCGCCGTCATCGGTTGACTCGGGCTGGGTGTTGAGCTGCTGCTGTTCCTGCTCGAGCTCCTGCAGGAACCCGTCGATGAGATCCTCCTGGCCGGGTGCCACCAGGTCTTGCAGTTCGGGGCTTGGTGTTGCGGTCATGCGGGTGGTTGTTCGGTGGGTTGGGGTTCAGCCATCTGCTGGCTGGTGGCCGCGGCATTGGCCAGCTTTTGCGGGTCGGCCATGCCGCTCGCCATTGCTTGCTGAACCATTGCGGCCTGCTGCTGGGCTTGCTGTTCCTGCGCCAGCTGCTCTTCCGTCTTGACCAGGCCGATGATGTCCATGCCCATGGCGCCGGCCAGACGGCGGATGAGCTCAGCCGGCATCACATAGGTGGCGATGCCCTCGGGCCCCAGCGATTGCTGAAGGATGGTCATGAAGCGAGCGGTCTTCTCCAGGTCATTGCCGCGGCCAACAGCAGCCAGGCCGACGCTGACCACCGGCTGAACCAGCCCCTCCGGCAGCTTGGGCAGCTTGCCCCTGCGGGTCAGGATCGCCAGCTTGCGGGAGACGTAGGGCTGCTGGAACTCAGTGGTGAGGATGGCGTAGATCGAGCCGAGTGAGTTCTCGATCTGCAATGCCTGCAGCCTGACCTCTTCTGCTGTGGTGCGTTCCGAGTCGCGCACGTCGGCGAGCATGAAAGCCTGAGCCAGCCGGGCCTCGATTCGTGCCAGGCCCTGGGCCGCGACGTTGAGATCGGCGGCCTTGTTCACCTGGATGGTGAAGACGTCATCGGGGTTGCCGGGCAGGTAGGCGCCGTTGGGGGCCTCGGCCAGCTTCTTGGGGTTGGCGATCCCACTGGGTTTGACCAGGTGCTTCACCTGGGCTGACACCAATGAGCCCTCGGCAATGGCCTGGCTCAAGGCCTCAGCGGTTTGCAGGTCCGCGATGCAGGCCGCTTCGACGTAGCCAGGGGAATAGCCCTGGCCGTCGATCCGGTACATCCGCAGCGGCAGCCAAGGTGATTCGCTGACGCTGGCAGTCCCGCGAGAGCCAGGGATCTCCTGGTCTTTGATCTCCTGATACCACTTGACCTTTTTCCCTTCCCACTCGATGTGGGTGTAGAGCCGAACGACACGCTCGTACTCCGGGGTCACGTCGTCATCGACGATGCCCTGTACCTCGCCGTCTTCTTCCTCGAGCAGTTGACGTGCGTTGCTGGGCAGCGATTCAACCGACAGCTGTTCGCAGACGATTGCTTCGATGGGGTTGCCCATCAGGTCGCGGCGGCACACGTAGCGGTTGAGGTGAAAGCACTTCAACCCCTCATCTGACACGTACATCAGCACGTTGCCGCTAACGATCAGGTGCAGCAGCATCTCGTGGACTGCCACCCGGTCGTTGCTGGTCTCGATGCTGCGCAGCACCGCCCGCTCGAGCCGGGCTAGGGCCAGATCGAACTCGCTCTTGGCACGGCCCAGCTCCTCTGGTGTGGAACCGGCCGCCTGCATCTGCTGCTCGTTCTTGGCCATCTCGATCTCGTCGATCGTGAAGCGGAAGAACGTCTCAGTCGGCGGCAGCAACGCCAACAGCAAACGGCTGGCCAAGTTGTGAACGCCCCGGGCGCCGATGCCATTCCACGGCAAGGGAAATGTCTGGTTGTCGTTGGGGTACGGCTCGTCGCTGACCGGGATCAGATACGGCAGCGTCAGCCGCGAAGCAGTCCGGGCCCGCTCGAGGTAGTAGTTCCGGTCTGACTCCAGGGCCCGGTAACGCTTTTCGCAGCTCATGGTCAGCCTCCGATGTTTACGCCGACGCCAGCGCTGCGGCCTGATGAGCCGATGCGCAGGGTCTGAGTAGCGGATGTCGCCTTGACAGCGGGCTCGGACCCCCGACGGGTGATCGGTGCCGTTGGTGCTTTGGACTGCGCATCACGCCCGGCCAGCACCCGCAGCGATTGCGATGCGGCCTGCGTGTTCAGCCGGTCTGAAGCGATCTGGGTTTCCTGGGCCCTGCGTGTCTGGTCGATCTGTGCCAGCTGTGCCTGCTCCTCTGCTCGCAAATCAGCTACGGCTCGCTCTTGTCCGGCCATGGCTTGCTGCTGAGCTTGCTCAAGTCGCTGCCTCTCGGTCTGCTGTGCTGCCACCTGGGCCTGCATCGCTGCAGCCTGGCGATCAAGCTCGGCCTGGCGTTCACGAGCGATTTGGTTCAGCCGTTCCTGCTCGCGCTTGGCTGCTTCATTGGCGTGATGCTGCCGTCTGCCGGCGTTCCCAGCGCACATGGTCAGACTCCGATGTTGAGGCCAGTGCCTGCGCTCATCGCCGTTGCGCCTGGCGCAATCTTGAGCGTGGACTTGTTCTTGTCCTTGGGCTTGGGCGCCTCTGTCGTCTGTGCGTTGGTGGGTTCCGTCATCGTGGTGGTGACGGCATAGGCGGCCTGGCGCTGTGCAGCGGTCTCGGCTGCAGCTCCAACACGCTGAGCTTCCAACTCAGCAGCGGCGGTCAGCCTGTCCTCTTCCAGCCGCTTGCGCTGAGCGTCGGCCTGGGCATTGGCTTGGTCGATTTGCTTCTGCAGTGCATCAGCGAACTGCTGTTGCTGGGTCATCGACTGCTGCCGATAGGTCTCCAGCGCAGCGTTGTTGGCCGCGATGTCGGACTCGCTGGGGCCGACGTACCTGATCTCAGGGGCCTGGGGGGCAGATCCGAAACACATGGCTACGAGGTGGCGATGTTGAGGCCAGTGCCGCTGCCCTGGCTGGTGGGTGTGGACTGACCGACGCGATCAATCCGCAGGCCCTGCTTGCCCCGTGGCTTGGCCATGGCCTCGCGGTCCGTGCCAATCACAGGGGCTTGCGCTGTTCGATCCGGCGGTGGCGTACCAATCAACGCAGCCATGCGTGCGGCATTGGCTTGCGTTTCGTTGGCGCGTTGGACCTTGAAGTCACGCACCTCAGCAAGGGACTGCTCCTGCCCTTTCAGGGCCTGAGTGAGCTCCATCTGTTTCAGGGACATGACGCCCTGCTGCTGCTGGCGCATCAGGTCCAGCTGCAGATCGGCCTGCCGGTCGTAGGCCTTGGTGTCGGGCATCGTGATTGTTGCCCTGCTGCCGCCTCCCCCGAAGCACATCAGAGTTCCTCCAGGTTGAGCGGATCTGCCTGCTGTTCCTCCCGCAGTTTCACCAGATAGCCGATCACTTCCTGCGTTCCGATCCAGTGATCAATTTCCCGATGGGACATTGCACGACTGGGGACATCAGGGAAGACGCCCCGCAGCTTTTCGATCAGCTCGTCAGTAACGATGGGCTGTAACACTGCAGGAGTGCAGAACACTCTCAGGCTACCGGTGGCTCCCATAGCAGGGGAGTGCTGCTCGTCAAGTCGTACTCGCCTGCGCGAAGGATGCGAGCACAGCGTGCTTGCTGGATCACGTAGGGCAGGCCATAGCCCTTCTTCTCAAACGCCTTAAGCGTCTGATCCCACATCTCCACCTCTGTTGTGCAGCCAGCCAACAGCCGATCAGCGCCAACCGCGCCGATGCCAGGGCAGCCCGGGTAGTTGTCGCTGGTGTCACCCGTCAACACCTGGCTGTAGAAGCTGCGATCGGCCTGCAATCTGCTGACCTCGAGGATCTCCCCGTCACGCAGATGCAGCCCCGGCAAGGTGAGCATGTCCTTGTCGATGCTGACGATCACGTCGCCCTGTTCATAGAGAACGCCGAGCACGTCATCGCCTTCGATGTCGGGCAGCCGCTTCACCTGCCAGCCCCTTGCCGGGGCCGCCTTGTCCACCCACTCCACAAGTTGCCGGTAGCCGGCGGGCTTGCGGTACTTCTTGCGGTTCGCCTTGTACTGGGGCCAGACGCCATAGCGAAAGCTCACCCGATCCGAGAACACGAGCACGGGATCGTGATCGGGAAGGGTGTCGCGGATCTCGCCGATGGCGTCCTGGAACGTGGCCTGCGCATCGCCATGCCGGCAGAGATAGGTCCAGTCATCGGGCGCCCATTCGGCCTCGTACTCACTGGCCGCGGCGGCACGGTAGAGATACACCTCGGTGTCGATCAAGGCCTTCATTGCTCACACTCCCTGATCAGCCGATCGGCCACCTCGTTAATGGCCAGGTGGCAGATGCGGGCTTGGCCTTCGTCTGGCGCCCAGCTGCGAACGCGCTGGCTGACCTCGAACACAACAGCCTTCATCCTGCGGCGGTCGTCGATGCTGTATTCACCCAGGCTCCAGTAGAGCTCGGTCAGTTCATTGAGCAGGGTCATTTGATCACCTCAGCAGTGCAATCGGGCCAGCGGTTTTTGCAATACAGCAAGGCCTTCGCCTCGCTTGGGGCAGGAATAGTCACGCGCATCAAGGGCATTGCCGGCTGCTTGACGTGCAACCGGAACAGCCGTGTTGATTCATCGGGCTGTGGCCGGCTAATGCCTGGCCCCAGGTTTGGCTCCACCCAGCCAGGTGGGATGTAGTTGGGGTTGAGTCCCATCACTCATCCTCCATTTCGATGATGTGTTCCAGGGCCCGGATGTATCCGTTCCAATAGCCCTGCGTGAAGCTGCCTTCCACGGTCTCGCCGTAATGACCCAGCGCCATGTCCCTCAATCGAACAAGGGCGCGTCGGGAGACGTCGATTGGCTCTTCTCCTTGTCTTGTTGCCATGGCTGTACGTTGCGGGGGTCGTGGATGTTGACGTAGCCGTATTTGCCAAGGAACACCATCAGGCTTCTGACCCTGCGAGAGACAACAGCGCCGCGGCGCCATGCCCCCTGGTAGTAACCCTTGACCTCCTGGCCGATCTCGTACTCGTGGGTCCAGCTCATCCGTGGTGCTTGCGAAAGGCCTCCATGTCCCTGAAGTCCATCTCCTGAAACTGCGGGTGCTGTGCCAGGAATCCAGGGCTGGGCAAGATCACATCCCGCCCGCTCTTGTTGAACTGCAGGGTTGACCACTTGCCTGTAAGCAGGCCGCGTTCAAGGATTCCTTGCAGCTCGTGCTTGTCGATCAGCGGCTCCATCACTGGGCCTCGAGTCGAGCTGCCTCCTGCTGTGCCCACTGCAGGTAACTGTTCCACTTTTCCGGCGTGAGCGGGCTGTCTTCCTTGGCAGGCGGCAGCAGCGGATGCTCATTGCTCTCGAAGGGCACGTAAGCCTGCGAGTTGTGCGGGTCTGGGGCTGAGATCAGCGACCGGCGCGTCGTTGGCAGCTTCTCCAGCTGCCAGCCGGCAGGACGACAGAAGCTCGGCAGCTCCTCGCGGAAACCCCAGCTTCTATTAGCCATGCCGTTCTCTGTTCGATAAAGCGGTGCCATCAATTCCTTCCAGGTGGGGTAACGCTTGAACGTGTTGGGCTCGAGGCCTTGAATCCATTGCTCTGCGGCCCACATGAATTGCGGCTCAGTGATCTCGGGGAACTCACTGGTGAAGCTGTGAAACTTCAGCCGACAAACGTGTGGGCTCCAGCGGTCGCTGTCTTTGATGCGCAGGTGGGCTGCGATCATTTCGGCGACCACCAGAAATGTCTCGGCGGTCAGGCTGATTGGCTTGGCCATTGCTCGAGCGCGGCAAGCATCCGCGGGTCTTGGGGCATGGGCCGGCCCAGGGCAGTGGGCTTGGCTAGCTCTTCTTTGAGGTACTCAGGCTTCAGTGCCTGCCAGCCGTGCTCAACACCAGCTGCGCACAAGGCAACCTGCTGCCATTCGGGCAAGCGTGCGATGCGATTGCAGGTGGCAAGCCATGCCGCCTCTGTCCAGGTGGCATTGCCTTTGTGCTTTGAGCGGCGGCTCTCGTTCCACCACTGCAACAGCAGCGGGGCAGCCTCCTCGCAGACACCATCGGGCACAGCGCTCATCTGCCAAGCGGGTGCAGCGGCTCGCTTAGCGGCTGTCCTTTCCTCTTCTTCCAGGTCAGGCACCGCCGCAAGAAACGGTGCAGGCTGGCCAGCTTCGATGTAGCCAACCGCCCGGCCAGCAAACACACAGACACGTTCAAGTGTCTGGAATGTTTTGCCGCAGCTTTGGCACAGCCTGATCCTGCGATCAGCCTCAGCGGCCGAGCGTGTTTCAGTGACGCGGCTTTTGTCGTTGCCGCAGTGAGGGCATTTCATTCGCCTTCCCCCACATCTGCCCAGCTGCCACACCAGCTGTCGTGATAGACGGTTGGCCAGCGCGGATGAAAGCGCGTGCTGTATTCAGGCGGTTGGCAGCGGCACTGAAGAAAGTGCTGCCTCTCGTAAACAAAGTCGCGTGCGTATCTGCAGTTGCTGCAGCACTGCTCACGCAGCGGCGGATAACTGTTCGTCATTCCAGATGACCTTCAAGTGAATTGACTGGTTGTTCTTGGGTTGCTGCTGCCACTGCGCTTCGATTCGCTGCAGCACCGTCACCCGGTCATCGGCCCACACAATCCCGTTGCCGGCATCCATCACGGCGCCGGCCAAGTTGTCCAGGTCAGATGTTCCGGGCCCAAAGAAGGTGAGGTGCAGCGCCACCACCTGACCCTTCTCCAGCGGTGGGACAGTCCACCACTCACTGAGGATTGCCTGAACGCTTTCAGCCCAGGTGCGGTACTTGGTGTCCTTGTAGGCAGAGCCTCGCCCAAAGCGAGGCCGTGCCTTGGGCTGCAGCGGCACCGGCAATACGAAGTCGGCGGTGCGCAACGCCATCAGAAGGGGATCTCCTCGTCATCGGCTTCAGCCAGCACCGCGGGAGCCTCCGCCGCAACCTGCTTGGCGCGAGCCCGCAGCTTGTCAGCCATGCTCATTTCGGCTGGCTCCTCTGTAGCGAACGGGGTCTGGGCGGCAGGTGTCTCGGCCACGTAGCCGTCTTCCTCGCCGAAGGCCGACGCTGCATCAACCCGCTCGTAAGCCACCAGGTCAATTACCTGCAGCGACTCGAGGGTGAGGCTGATGCCCTTGGCACCACTGCGCTTCTCGGTCCAACCCCAGGCCGAGAACGCCACCTTGACCTTGGAGCCGTTGCCGATCAGGCAGTCCTGAGGCCAGAGGTTCTTCTTGCTATCGACGATCACCGGCGGGGACATCAGGTTCCCCTTGGCGCTCATCTCGGTGCGCTTGAACCGGAAGCGGATCTTTCCGGTGGGGTTCTTGTCCTTGTCCATCTGATCGGCGAAAGGCCAGGCGTTCTTCGCTTGCTTGGCGCCGGGGCCGTTCACTTCGACGAACAGAAGTTCGATTTTTTCGATGAAAGCAATGGTCTCTGGGTCGGCCGGATCAAGGGCCAGCTCGATCGACCAAGCGCGAGGGTCGCCTTCCTCGTAGCCATCAGCGGGCTCGAGAACTTTGGCCCACCAGGCTTCGCCAAGCGGGGAAACGTGGAGCTGTCGCGGCATTTGTGCGCCACATGTGGAGGACAGCGAGACCTTAAGCACCTAGGAGTGCTACGGCAAGACTCCTAGGAGAGTCTCACGAGAAGCAATGTGGGTTCTGTCCGATCTCTCCGTGGCATAAGTCGCCCACCTGCGGCGGCGGTGGCAGGCTCTTAACCCCTGCAGCATCAGCGATCTGAGCCGACATCTCAGCCAGCCAGTCCGGTGCATACAACCCCCTGAGCTCATCGTGCAGGGTGTGATGCAGCCAGCCTGCGCGAGATGGAATTGTCGCAAAGCAGTCGTGATTGGTTAGGAGCTGCGCCCCTTGCTCTCCACTCTTCTCGATGACTAACTGGCACAGCGCCGCATCAAACGAGTGGACCGTGTTGGCGGTCACCGCCCGGTTGGTACTGCGTGCTGACAGCTCTCCTTCTGTTGCCTCATCCGCCCACGTCTGCCACCGCCGCCGGCCATGGGCCAGGGTCGTGACAGTGGTGCGTGCATCCAGTGCATCGCCCAGCCGGATCGGCATCCCCATTGGGCTGGTCCACTGCACCGCCTTGCCCTCGGCCAGCACCGTCCTGGTCACGGTGCGCAGCCAGGTCTGCAGATCGAGGCAGCTCTTGAGCTCAGCCCCCAGCAGCACCCCCAGCTTGCGGGCCAGGTAGCGGGCCGGCGCCAGGTAGGCGAACTCCCACTGGTAGAGCTTGAGCCCGGCCTGCCGCTCCTCGAGCGCTGCCACCAGCCCCTCCACCACACCCAGGAACTGGGCGCCATAGATGGTCGTCATCACTGGGCCTTTGCACAGCGAGCGATCAACGCCGAACTCAAGCCAGAGCTGGGCCATGCGCTGCTCGCGCTCGGTGCCGTTGCTCAGATCCAGCCGCAGCAGCCGCTGCAGTTCGCCTGCGATGTGGGTGTAGAGATCGCGGTGGCTTTTGCCGGCGATGTTGGTCAGCTTGGCCAGCCTGCGATCACGCACCAGGGCAGACGCAATGCCAATGCCGCTGCAGGTTTGGTCGAACCGCACCGGTGTGGTGCAGCTGCTGCTCGGGTCAGCCACCTGCTGCGCAATGGCGCGGCACAACTGCAGGTACTGCCATGGATCCTTGGCATCACGCCACAGCTCAAGCCGATCCAGTGGCGCCTCTGCCGCTGCGCACATCTCGATCAGGTGATTGCGGCCCCACTCCAGCCGGGCCTGCCAGTTGCCTCGGATCCCCCAGTGACTGGCCGCACCTTTGAGCAGCCACTCAAGCGCCTCGACTGAGCAGGTCTCGCCGTGGCTGAAGTGAACGGCAGCCTTCTCCCAGTCCGGGCCCTGGTGGGTGGCGTAGCGGTTGGAGGTGTAGAGCCGGCCACGGAAATCGCTGCAGTAGGCGAACCAGATCGGCATCCCAGCCACCTCCTCGCACTGCCGGATGGTCTGCTCAATCCGGTTGCGTTCTGCTGCGCCCTCGCAGCGGTCGCGCTGCGCCTTCAGGCGTTGTCGCTGGTAATCCTTGAAGGCCTCAGGCCCGAGCAACTCCTGTGGCCGCGCCGGATCCTCGAGCGGGTCGCGGGTGACAGGGAACAGCCCCCGGATGTTGTGATCCCAGGCGCAGCGCTGCAGCTCAACCATGCCCGGGTCGATGCGCAGCTCCTGCTGCTGCAGCTGGTTCACCGCCTTGAGCACTGGGGCCAGGGCGGCTGGTGTCAGGTGACCGAGGTCCAGCCCGGCCCTGCTGCGCACCAGCGGTTGCTTGTTGTCCAGGTGCCCGCCGCCGTGCATCCCCTCCCATGGCCGCGGCGGCACCAGCATTGGCAGTCGGCGTGCCTGGAAGGGCCGCGGCGGGTTGGCCTTGATCACCGCTTCAGCTGTTGCAGTTGGCCGCACGGTGCAGCGCAGCCGGCCATTGCGGCTGGTGGTGCCCACCTCCACCAGATCGGTGTTGCCCAGGATCACCTGCAGCAGCAGGTTGCCCACCTCCACCTTCTCTGTGTGTGTCCACCCGCTGCAGTCCAGCCGCAGCTGCTCGAGCACCTTGGTGTTGCTCAGCGCCTTTGCCCCTTTGCGTTTGCGGATCAGCCGCATCAGGTCAGGGCTGGCCTGTTCGATCCGTCCGGCCTTGAGCTCGTCCTGCAGGGCCTTGCCGATGACACCGGCCAGCCGGCGCTGCTCAGGGCGCTGACTGATCTGGTCGATCACCACTCCCAGGGCGATGGCAGCAATGGACCTTGGCCCTCGATTGGTGACGTGCAGCAGTAGTGGCCAGGCGGCGAAGTGCGGGCCCGGCTTGTTGGGGTTGGCCAGCAGCTCCTCGAGCAGCAGGCCCAGGGCCACGGTCACCTGCTCGGCGTACTGGGTGAAGAGGGCCCGGCCGTACTCAGTGACGCTCTCTTTGCCCTGCGCTTTGAGCTTGGCTCGGGCATTGATTGCATCCCATTTCGCCCGCTCTCTTTCCCTCTCCTCCCTCTGCTTCTGCAGTTTGTCCACAGGGGTGGACGCGGGATTTTTGGGTTTCAATTCGCATTTTCGGCTGCCTTCAGCAGTAATTCCACCCCACCTGTGCAGAGATGGCTAACTGCTTGGTGCAACCGATGGATGCGAGTGCTCTGCAGGGGTGGAATGACATTTTTCGGATTTTAAGTCCGCTGCGTATACCAATTCCGCCATGCTCCCGCCTGTGACCGCAAGGGATCTCAGGGATTCAGCCGTCTGCGGGGACTGCCGAACCTAAGCAGTCTGCCGCAGCGAGCAGGCAGAGAACCCGATCCGGTGGACGCATCCACAACGGCAGGCGTCACTGGCTGAAGACGGGCAGCGGGGCAGGGCCAGCCGGCTCAGCCCGCACACCGCCGGGCGAGAAGGGGTCCATGCGCAGGCGGGTGCGGTAGTTCCCGTTGAAGTCCGGCACTGTGCAGCCGGTGAAGGGCGCGTTCTCTGGCGTGATCTCAACGCCGTAGTTCCAGCCGCAGGCCGGGCCATAGAGCTGGGCGATCAGGGTCAGCGCGAGCACCGGCGTGTCCTCCATGCCCAGTGGAGGAACAGCCCGATCGCAGCGAAGGGGGCGACGGCCCCCAGCGCAGTGATCACGAAGGGCAGGGCGATCAGGCCAATGCCGCTGATGGCGATGCAGGCCAGCAGGTAGGCGGCCAGCTCGAGGGGCTTGGGCTTCCTGGCCGGCGGCCTGTCGGGCAGGAACTCGAAGGTGTTGTCGGGGTAGATGACCAGGCGGGTCATTGATCAGTCCTCAAGGGCGTTGACGCAGGCGGCCAGCGCATCGGTGTGCAGGTGCAGGTAGCGCTGCACTGAGGCCAGGCTTGTCCAGCCGCCGTAGGCCATCAGCTGATGCAGCGGGATGCCGCGGCTGGCCAGCTTGCTCGCGCATGTGTGGCGTGTGGTGTGGATCGAGAGGGCACGGTCATCAGCCAGGCCCAGGGCCGCCTTGCCCAGGTTGAACAGGTGCTGATAGCGGGTGTAGCGGTAGGGCCAGACGCGATGGCCCGGCACCGCAGGCAGGTGCCCC